TCCCCGCCAATGGCTGAATTGTTGATGTAATCAGCGACCGCCTGTGCCATCGCATTCTGGACCGTCGTTGTGTAGCCTGATAGCGCTTTCCCAGTAATCACGACGCCGATCGCAACATCAGTTGGACGCGAAAAACGAATGACGTGAGGTACAGCATATTTGTCGATGACGGTCTCGCTGACCGAGCCGAACGTTCCAGACCCCGGCGTCTTTTTCGCTGCTATTGTGTTCGCAATCGTCTGTGCGTCGCCGCCCTCGACAATCAGTGCGATCGAGTGCGATGGAATACCGTTCGCATTCGTCACATCGGTATCGTTTTCGTATGCGGCATAGCGGGTCACGCCGGTGAGGGCGGCTATCCCACCAACGATCCCTTCGAGGATTGTATTCGAAGGAAGGGCGGTCGAGGTGGACTGACGCTTGCGCAGCGCCGCATCACTCTCGATTGGAGCTCCTGCGGTGGCCGCAGAGGAATTATTGACGGACTGCCAACCACGTGTCGGAGTGGCGATCGTGTTCACCGTACCGATGTCGGCAGAAATAGCGCCAACGGACACTGCCGTAGCCGTGACCGTGATTTCACCTCCCGGTGGGATTGTCACACTTGGCGGCAGGTTCCATTGATTTCCATTCACGTCGGAGACGATACCGTCATTGATCGTCGTTCCTGCCTGCCCGACCAGATCCACATCTACAGTGGAATATGAGGCAATGTTTTTGGAAATGCCGTTGATCTTAACGACACTGGCCAAACCGGCTCCCTGTGCTGTGGCCGGCGAAAACGCATTATACACCGCGGCAGCCATGGCATTCGCATCCGAGATCGCGAGCGCGAAGATTGCGAGCAACTGACCGTCTTGCGAATCCGGATCGATATAGATGTCGTTGCCGTAGATGTTGCGATATGCATTCTCGAAATAGGCGAGCACATCGGTGTAATCCGGCAGGTGGATGCCGGTGCTATCGACCGTCGCCACGGGCGTTCCTGCCATTAGATCGTCTCCTGGACGGTCGCTTGACCGTATATTGTGTCAATGGTCATGTTCACAGCGAACGCGCGAGTATTCCGGTCCAAGCTGCTGGAATATTGAGCTATTCCGCTGACACCCTGCGTCCCGAGAACACGAGCTCTGATCACCGCATCGCGGGTCGAGCCGGTGTATTTGCCAAGGACCCTTGTCTTCCACGGGATCCCTTCTGTGGTATCCAAGAACCAAGATCCCTGCTCAAGGTGAAGCCGGGTTAAAACGGCTTGGGCGGGGGCATCTGGCACGTCGCGCCAGAAGTCACTCTGGCCGTGACCAAAGACACGATCGCCATTGGCATCAAGCTTTCGATAGCGCATCAGAGTACCGCAAATACCTTTGAGGATGGTCCGGCGATCGTCTCGACCGGTTGGCCACCAAGGCCACCTAGATCAACCCGGCTTGGCGTGATGGAAACAAGCATGCCGCCCGTCACTTCGTGGACGATCGACGTCGGCGTGACGGTGCTTTGCGAGCCAGTTGCCTTAACCTGCACCTGATCGCCTTTGAGGCTGATCAAGGTGTTTCCGTCGTCGGTTCGGATCTCGACTGCATCCGAATTGACGCTGGACAGAGCCCGGGGCGTGGACCGGAAGCCCATCATCGCCATACCGTCCGACAGATCATGCATCCGCGCATCGATCTGAGCCTGTGTGCCGCCGGATTGCTGCCACGCGTCGAGTGGCCGGGCTGAAAACACGACCATGGCTTCGTCGCCCGCCTTGACCGGGAAAGTCATACCCACGCCGCCGCCATTCGGGAACTGCATGGGAACGCTTGTCAGAACCGGAAGATCGACGGCTGTCGTGCTGCCATCCGGGTTGCGGACAATGGACTTTATGGCCGGCTGGAAGGTGGCGTGCTGGCCGTCGTCATCGACGCTGACCACGACGCAAGGGAGCGCCGTCCAGATCTTCGCCTGCAAGCCATCGAGCATCGCCCGATTGGCTTCCTCGGGATCGTGCAGTCTTTCTCGAATGTCCATAAATCACGGATCCACATTGATGCCCTTCGGCACGAGGCCGAGAGGAATTGGGCCTTTGCCGTCGGCGCGGATGCAGAGCATGTCCGAATACCAAGGCTCGCCGCGGGTATCGCCCAGATGGTTGACGACGAGGACTTTGTAGAAGCCGTCATCGGCTGTCGTCGGGATCATCGAATTGTTGACCTCGCCGAGATAGCCTGGATCGAACTTCGCCTCCTGAATGTCGGCCTGGTCGATCTGAATGAGCGTGCCCGGCCCGATCATCGGATTGAGGAGCGACTGAACTTGGATGCCGTCGATCGTCTGGACAGGAAGGCCGATCATTCCGGTGCGCGAGTTCAGGACGATCGCGCCGCCCGGCGCCGCCTCGTTATCCTTGACAACGGTGAGCTGATTGTTCTGGATGCTCCATGACGTTCCCGTCGACATCGCGACGGTACGCAACACGTCTCGGGCCATTCCGAAGAGCACCCTGCCCCGCGGCATCTTCTTCGACCCGAGATCGGCGATGTAGCCGAGGGTGATGCCGAATGGCTTCATCGCCTCGTAGGCAGCCATCACCTGATCTTTGTAGGTGTGGCCAGCCGCCAGCGTCTTCTTCACCACGGCGTGGTTGTAGGCCTGATCTCCACCCTGCGCGAGGATGTTCAGATAGGTATCGACCGGGTTTTCGCGGCCCTTCCGCTTCTGGATGATCTGGCCTTTGAAGATCAGCCCGTAGCCATCCTGGTAGCCGGCCTCAAGCGTAACCGTCGTCCCTTCGTTTTTGATCCTCTGAACCGTTTGGTCCGAAAGGTTCGAGATCGTGATGTCCCCAACATTGGGAGACTGAAGCGTGTGCTGGGCGATGTTGAACCTGATGCGCAATTCGGACAGGTCTATCGCCTCACCGCCGCCCTCGACCGTGAGCTTGCAATACCGGATCCACTGCTGGGTCATGGCACGGAAAAATAGAGGTGAGACTCCACACCGAGATTATCGAATGTCGGAACGGCATCAGGATCGGCGTCGGTCTGAACGACCAGCTGACCGCCGATGCCCAGATAGGTGTATTGCTCAAGCAGGTCGTGCCCTGTGACCAGCGGTGCCCCGCAAAGAATATCGTTCCCAGACTGGTCGGCGATATCAAGAAGCCAGCCCCCCATCGGCGCATCGGCGTAGCGCAGCGTCAGTTGATAGGAGACGCCGGCGAGGAGAATGCTGAACGTCTGCGGCGTCGGCGAAAGTGGGATTTCATAGGTCGTTGCCATCTTTCATCATGACCTTTATGCCGGCTCTCGACTTTTGCGTGATTTGGATTCAACATGCCCCACCTTCAATTTAGCGCCTCGGAACACATCAGTGGGCAATTATGTTCAGCGGATCGGCGACTTCATTTTTACGATCTCAGTTTTCGGACTGATCGCCGTCGTTCTCGGATACCAAGGGCACCCGTTTTTCGGGACCTATCTCATGATGGCGATTTCTTCGCTCATCACCGGCTTGCTTATTGCCGTCTTTGGCCGGATGTCGTCGGAACTGACGATGATCCGTTCCACTTCAGAAGAGCAAACCAAGCTCCTTCAAAAGTTGCTGGAGAAAGGTCAGGCTTAACCGCCGGCCGCTTGGATTGGGCCGGTGATCTGCTTGGCACCGGTGTTGACGACGCCTGCCGTCTTCTGAGGCGACGCCTGCACGCTCTGGGCCGGCGACTTCGTGGTCGCTGTGTCGACGATGAGCACCTCTCGAAGACCTGCTACGAGATACAGCGCATGTTCGCTGCGTTCATCAGTTGTCACTTCAAGTGACCTGATCAACATATTGGAATATTGACGCTTTCCGGTGAACACATCGAAAGGCTGGCGCGCTGCCTGGAGATCAAGAAACTCCTGGTAGACTTCCTGCACATACCCTTCGGCACCAGCCGTAGAGTTGGAGAAGCCGCAGCGCATCTCCACCTCGACCGGAAGCTTGAAAGCATGATCCGAAATCGCGGCGCCGCGTTCGACCGGATGGTCTGTGATCACGAGCTGATCGCGGTGGTTCTCTTCGACCACGATATCTGGCACGATGGTGCCGATCGCTCGGAATGGCGCCGATATCAAGGCGTATAGATCGTCGATCAGGCTCATCTAACCGCACCTTGGGTGTTTCGAAGCATCAGCGAGTTGACCGAGTTCTGCCGGTTGGCAACCGCATTGGCGGTCGACGTCGGATCGCCGGAACCCATGACGCTGATCGTCGTGTTTTGTTGCAGCGTGACATTGTTGGTGTTGCCAGCCGTCGTCAGCGGGCCGGCCGTCAGTGCGGCATTGGTCGCGCCGTTTTTCATCAGCAACCGAAGATCATCATCCTTCGTCGGTCGATCCGTGTTTCCACCATTGCCAATTTCTGGAATTAATACCGGCTTCTCCGCCCTATCCTTAAGCCGAGTAGCCCAAGTGTTCGCCTTCACCCCGCGCGCATAGGACTGGCCCGACGTATCCGCAGGACGCTCAAAATACTGCGTGAAGATCGCTGCGGCTTCGGCCGGTGTCTTCGCATCCTGCAGAAGTGCCCAAGCTCGTCGGGCGCCCGCATCATTGCTGTGCTGCATTTCCCAGAGCGCGGCCCGAACATGATCACCATGCGGGGTATTCGGATCGGTTACATCGATACCGGTTCCGCGCAGAATCGCAGCCTGGCGGTCGGGATGCCATTGGAAGCCCCCGGACGCCTGTCCGCCGTCTCCGGTGGCGCGGGGGTTGAAACCGCTCTCCGCATCCTCGTTTGCGACAACCCCAAGAGCCGCTTCGCGCGAAAGGCCCGCATCCCGGAGGATCTTGTATGTTTCGGCGGCGTTCTGGTCGCGCTGACTGTTCGAGAGCGGCTTGCCAGCCTCAGAACCAACGGCCGTATTACCGCGAGCATCCACCGGCGAAAGACCAAATATCTTGCGGACCGGATTGCGGATGTTGTTGTTCCACCATTTGAAAACGCCGGTACCACCGATCGCATCATTGATCGCGTCACCGTTGGCCTTGGCTTGATCCATGGAGTTAGGCGCGAAGCCGACCAGAGCCGCGAGAGCCAGCCACCCAATTCCGACGCTCTTAAACACGCCCAGAACACGCAAGAGCCATGATCCGGCCAGGAACACGGCAAACGTCTCGAAGGCAGCCTGCAAGCCATCCTTGCCGGTCAGCGCCTTGGCCATATCGTCGAAGGTCTTGAAGACCGGTTTGAACGCCTCGACGAGCTTGCCGAGATCTTCGATCAGGCCCTGGATCGCTTCACTCACGGCGATGACGAAGGCTTTGATATCGTCCTTATGGTCGATGAACCATTGACTGAGCGCCTTCAGCTTCTCGGTCAGCGTCGGCTCAAGATCGGTGAGAACCTTCGTGACGACAGCCTCGATCGTCGACTGCAGCTCCGTCAAGGCCTGCATGAAGTCTTTTGACCGCTTCGCAGCTTCCTCGCTGTCGAGGCCGGCCGCCTGCTGGATCTTGACGTATTCGTCCATCCGGCGACCGAGATCGCCGCTCATGAGGGCGCGCAGCGTATTCTCGTCCAGCCCGAGAGCGCCGCCATACTGAAGCGCAATCGGATAGGATTTCTGCGACAACACCTTGCCGAGATCCCGAAGGATGTCGACCTGGTCCCGCATCTTGCCGTTTTCTGTGGTCGAGATGCCCAAGGAGCGCAGCATGCTCGCGTAACCGGGGTTGCTGCGCAGATGCTGTCCGAAGGCCTCTATCGCCGCGCGCGTGCCTTCGTAGGAGCCGCCGAGCTGCGAGACCGCGTACGACAGCGCCCGGATGTTCTGAACCGAGGCGCCGGTGCGCTGAGAGGACCAATAGAGGCTGTCGAAGCTGCGGGCGACCTTCTGGACGCCTTCGACCACGATGCGGGCCATGCCTTCGATGGCATCGGCCAGGAGCTGCGCCTGCACCACGGCACCGCGCATCGACTCCTTGAACTTGCGCTCCGAGTTTCCGTCGACGGTATAGCCGAGGCTGACCAGAAACTCGCGGATCGTCTCAGCCATTCAGATGGCTCCCCTATGCCTTTTGAGATGCTTGTGCTTGCTGTGCGCGAGCTTGATTTTCGTCCGCAACATCGAGGGCTTCGTTCATCAGCGCGACATCGCAAATGTCGAGCGTACCGTCCTTCAAACTTTCGAACTTGCAGAGGCCACGCACGACGGGCCGCATAAGCCAGGTCATGCCATCAGGTAGCGCCACCGCTTCGTAATTCACGGAAGGAGCTATGCTCTGGAACTTGAAGGGAGCGCGTCGAAGAAAGGGACAATGGCATCGCCTATCACTGCGATGACAATCTGCAGCATCGTCGCCATGTCGATATCAGTGAACATCGGTCGCTTCGCCTCGGTAGACCAGACCTTTGCCCAGCCAGTCGCGCCAGGCTGTTCGCGCTGAACGATGGCCATGCAGGCGCCGATTACATATTCGGTATCGGCGTCGCTCATTTTGGAGACCGCCTCCGCAATGACCGTCAGACCGTCCTCAAGCTTGCTGTCCAACATGTTGCGGAAGCTGCCAAGGATTGGCCCGAGACGGCGAACGACATGAAACTGCGTCATGGCGTCCATAGTGCCCGATCGGTATTTGATACCCTTGATGGGAAACTCAGCCATGGCTCACCTCATGCCGCCGGCGTGCCGACGCCGAGCTTCTCATCGATGAAGATGCAATCGAAGCCCCATTCGTTCGTTCCGCCGTCTTTCGCGTAAGTGATGTCCGGCGCCTTGCGGAAGGCACACTGCGACGCCTGCACGCTGTCGCCGCGGACCGGATCACGGACCGAGATGACGTTCTGTCCATGGTTTGCCGAAGATGCAGTCTGGAAATTGTACATTTCCATCAGCAGCGCGTTGGTCGGGCTGGTCTTTAGCAGCCGAACCGTGATGGTGCCGCTCTTGCCGGCATGCAGCGAATGCATACCGGAGCCATCGGCGCCGATCGTCATGGTGTTCTTATCCTCGGTCATGGTGACCGTGATGCCCTCTTCCGAAGGCCCGGCACCATTGCCGAGGGAGATCGAGCCGCCGGGGCCTTGGATCGCCGCGACGACGTTGGCGAAAGAATATGTGCTCATGGATTATCTCCGGCTCAGCGATTGACGTTGACAAGGACATCCACGTTATGGATGGCGCCTGCGAGCTTGATGGCGGTCTGGATCGGCACAGCCTTGCGCGCTTCGCGATCCGCCTGATTTTGGGTGGCGACGGGCGGCGCATATACGTAGTAGCCCGAGCTCAGCATCTGGCCCTGCTTGAGTTGGCCAAAGCCTGCCGAATTCCAGATGCCAGGAGCCGCCAGACCGTTGTTAACGGCTCGGGAGCAAGTCCCTTCGATCGTCGTCACGAGAATATGGGTGCCGTCGTCGGTCTGCGGGATCTTGGTCGGGCTCTGATAGAGCTCATTATAGCAATCGGTCTGGATGGCATTCTGCAGCCAGTCGGTGCCATGGACCTCGTCGAAGAAGTAGCCGTTGGCCATGACACCCTGCTCGATGATGGCGGTGTCATTGTTGTAATTGACGAAGACGTTGCAGTTTTTCCCCTCAAGGGCATTCGCCTGGCTCTCCTTGATCGTCTCAGCCGTGATCCCTGGTTCCTGCTTAAATTTCAGGGTGATCGTGGTGTTGTTCGCCTCGAAGTTGACCGTGAAGGCGCGGCCATACATGGAGGCGACCGCATATGGGCTGGAAGACGAATATTGCGTGAAGGTCCGCTTGTATTTGGCGGCCTTGAGAAGGCTTGCCAAATCGTTCGTCACGGTTGCGTCGAGAACCGAAGGGTTCGTGATGGTGACGCCATAGATATGGCTCTGCGATGCACCTTCGATGAACGCGGCCACAGCCAAATGATCAGAATTGCCGGGCGGCGTCGCCGTGGCGACCATCAAGCCATACCAATCGTTCGAGATATCGGCGAGCTCCTGAACCGCGGCGAGCAACGTCTCTGCTGCGATACCGGCGACCGGCGGAGATGCGACGCCTGTCACAAGGTTGAGCATTGCCGAGATATCGGTACCGGAGCCGGTGGCCGAAGCATAGCCGACCGTGGAACTCGTGCCGGTCGTGCTACTTTCGATGACGAAGCGTTGCGAGACTGCGTCCCAGACACAGGTTGCTGTCGCAAGGGCGGTCTGTATGATGGAAGCAACACCGTTCAGATTGGTCACAGATGAAAAATTGAGGGCGGAAAGCGTTTTCGTCGTGCCATTGATATCGATCTTCATCGAACCATTCGTGATGGCCGTGAAGTTGTCGATATCCTGTTGAGCGCCCGAGAGGACGCCGCCATTGAGGCGCCCTGATGTCGCGGTCTGTGCCCAACGACCGACATACACCAGTGAAGGCTGCGGAGACTGCGAAAAGAACGCGTCCATTGCCAAATACTCTGGCGACGCCGTGCCAAAATCTTCGGCTCCGCCATCGAGATCCGTATAAGAGCGCAGACGCTCGTTGGTATCAATGACATCGGATGAACCGAGGATGAGAAGCGCGCCGAAGTTGCGAACCGGAGCCGCTGTCGGAGCAAGGTTGATCGTGACGTTGATGACACGATTGACGTTAAGACCAGAAGCCATAGATCAGCTCTCCTAGGCTGGCGTTTCCCAAGGTTGGGTGAAGGTTTCGGTGACGATCGACCCGCTCGCCTCAACAAGGTTCAAGACGGCGTAGCTGCGGGTGATCTGGGTTCGAAAGGTGACGGTCAGATCGTATTTCCTGACCCATTGTTCATTGATCAGCGCCGGCGCGGCGATGATGCGAGAGGCTTCAAGGAAGGCGATGCCTTGCAGATAGAGCGCCTCGCGGTTCTGCGGGATCTGCAAGCCGTCGCGGAGAAGCCCGGCATAAGCCTGGCCGGCTGGTCCATAGAAGCTCGCCAGCACATCGAAAGTGACATGGCGCTGCAGTTCGTCGTAGCCGTCGCCATCTGGATGATGGCCGATCCATGCATAGGTGTCAGCGACTACGTCGGTAACGCCGATGGCACACCAATTCGTGCCGGCCGGCGGCTGTTTTGGAGGCGTTGGCTGCCAGCGTGGGCGCACCAGCGTTCCATCTAGACCGGTGATGCCGACGACAGCTTCTTGGATCTGATCGTCGAGGGCATCGTCGGTCGCCGGCGGCTGGGATGTTGGGACGAGATAGCCGCCCGTAGATGAATCCGTCACGGGCCA